GTCAACGGTGAACGGACCACCGTTGGGGCTGATTGCCAGGTCGTAGCCCATCGCGCTCGGGGATGGCTTCTCTGCCGCCATGCCGTAAAAGCCAGAATCGTGCTCCAGCGCGCCAAATTCAGCTTTCGGGAATAGCTGGTACAAATCCGCATACGGGACCTCATACGCAGCGTGGCGGGCCAGTTTAGGCGTGTTATCAGGCGGTACCCACACCGGAGGCTGGTAACCAGCGGTGGCGTTCAGCGGCATGGTAAAGACGTCCTCGATTGCCGCAATCTTGATCTTGCCGTCCAGCAGGGTGCCGTCGTTGACGATACCCACGCGCACCGCAATATCGATCTGCCCACGGGTAGGGTCCTGCAGGCGCAGCACATCGCCCGGTTGAATCTTCCAGGCGCGACGGTCGCAGTAGATCAGGAATTGACGCAGCGGCAGCGTGGAGTAAATCAGGTCTCGCTTTGCCACGCGTCCGGCAAGCTCCGGCGTAGGAATTCCCGGGTAGTCGTTGGTTTTAGAGAACGTCGCCCCGGAGGTCTGAATGCCAGCGAGGTTTTGCTCACGGACGGCGCTATCCTGATTGCTGATAGGGTCGTGCCAGTTCACCACCACCTCGTTAACGGTCTCAGCGCCAGCCGATACGCTCGACTCCTCGATAGACAGCAGGCCCGAGTCCATGTCGAAGATCGGCAGGTTCTCGCGGATGTAGTCCTGACGAATCAGTTTAAGCGTCATCTTGCCGGTGCTCTTATCCACGTACATCACGCCGCCGATGTGATCGAGAATCGTCTGCACGAAGGAGTCGAGGGTGTCCTGCCGCTTCCAGCCGAGGCAGAGGCCGAACTTCTCGTCGAACAGCGTGTCGGCTACCTTGCGGAAAGCGGTGTCGTCGATGTAGCTGCGCGGCATCCCGCGACCCCATGACCGATCGACGCAGCACTGGTAAATCATATGCGCCGGGTTCATCGCCTCGATGGTGAGGTCGTTACCGTTTTTGTCTTTGACGATCAGATCAATCTGCGCCTTGTTCTCATACCAGATGCCACCGTCCCAGCCCCGCTTGATGCGCGAGACCTTCATCTTCCACGGCTTCGGGTACGGGTTCATGGCGCAGACCATGCCATCGAAGAACAGGGTAGTAATCCCACGGAAGCCCGGGACTAAGCCGCCCAGCCAGTTCTTGATCTGCTCCGGCACGGTTTGCGCTTCATCGCCCAGCAGCAGCCACGCGGTACCGTCAATCCCGCCCTCGGCTTTGGTGCCGCCGAAAAGGTCAGGCTTATGGATGCCGAAGCTGCCGCTGGTGGTGCGACGTCCAGACCATGCGGTACGGTCGCCTACCCGAATCTCCAGCAGCGCATCGACGGAGCCACGGCACAGGCCCATATGCAGGCCGAGGAAATACTTATAGCCGATCGTTACGTTCTTACCCTTCCCCATTCTGAGCCTCCTGCTCTAACGCTTTCGCGATAATCTTGTCCATCTGAGCGTCGCCCAGCAGACGAGCCTCGGAAAGCGGGAGACCGTTTTTCAGGACGTCATGGATCTTCTCCTGAGAGTAGCCCAGCGCCCGCATCTTCTTCACCGCGCCCCGGCTGCACATTCCCGCGGCCTGCGCGTGTCGCATGGTGATCCGTAGTTCAGCCATTATTTTTTCCCTTGCTTAGCTTTGACTTTCTTCGTGCGGAAATTGCCGGACCAAATAACCTGCCAGTCCTCAGTCCATACGGTACCGAAGAACACGGCTTGCGGCGTGCCTTCGTCCACCTGCGGGATGTTCAGGTCATCATAGGTACCCGGCTTCGCGCCCTGCGGCTTAGGGGCCATTGCGATCGTGATTACGGCAGAAACCACCAGCATGATGATTGCTGCCCAGGTCATCGGTTCCATCAGAATCTCCTTAGTAGAGCGGGTCCTGACCGAATGGTGACTTGCCTGGCATATGAGGCACGCCGCCGTAGTTCAGCAGGTTATTGAATTTGTCCTGACACGCCTGCGTGGTGCGCGGGCATCCCGGATAGACTTTAATCGACATCCCTTCGAGAATGCCATCGGATTTGCCGAGTAGCCGGAGTTGATCGCCAGCGTGCACGTCAACGCCTCGGCGCTCCTGCGCTCCGGTATAGGTGTCCGTCCATTCAATAAACCCGCCGTCAAAGTAGCCATCGGAGAAGGCTTTCACGGCGTCGGTGGTGAGGATGCCAGCGCCTGCAGTCTTGATAAGCGCGGTGACCGCGTGGGCCGCTTTATTCACTTTGCAGGTTGATTGGTCGTACACAGAGTACGGGCATCCACGGCTCCACGTCAGGCGCAGGCCATTGCGCTGCATGGTGGGGGAGAGGGTGATACATTCGATTTCCGCCATACCCGGCTCGCTGGCATTCACCTGAGTGATGAAGCCCACGTAATTCAGGATAGCCTCGGTGTCCCCGTCGTGCAGGGCGAAGCGTTTGACGGCAATCTGGTTAATGGGTGGGGTGACCTGGAATAGCTGCGGTACCGGCGTCGCGAATGGCATACGCAGCTTGAAGGTGTCGGATTGCGCTTCACCAGTCTGGTTAACGCCCTCGTCCTCGATAAAGACCGATTCGTAGAGCGCACCATTGGCGGAAACTGAGGAGTCGGCGCTGGTGTAGCGCCAGACTTTATTCCCCAGTTCAAACTGATACAGGATAAGCGGGCGACCGTCCTGATCAGATGTTTCGAGGCGGCTAAATGCCATGACATTCTCCTTATGCGATAGGTGTGGCTTTGCGTCGGCTATTGAAGCCCCGCACTGCCAATACTACCTCGGAAACGCCATTAATGTCAGTTTGATGTTGAATCTCTACCGAGTCGCTGCCCAAACGACTCACCGGACACCAGCAAATCCGGCGCACGTTCTCTTTCGGGATGTTGCCGAAGGTGTTCTCGGTGAACAGCCATTCCTCCCCGTCGAGCACGCGCGTCGAGATAACACGGGTGTAATGCTTCGTGCCGTTCATCAGTTCGATAACCAGCCATGTACGAAGGTCCTGCAGCACGCCGCCCATCAGCGAGTAGCCCATTTGCTTGATGATGATGGCACCCTGATCCGCCCGGATGTCGTAGAGCGGCGTCATCGCGTCCATCAGGATCGAGGTCTGGAATGCCTTGTGCTGGCCCGCCATCGCGTAAAGCAGTTTCGTGAATTTCAGATGCTCGGTCACGCCCTGCAGCGTCACGTTGATGCGCATGTTGTGATAGCTGGTGCGCGCGACGTCGGTGACGAGGCTGGTGCCGCTCATGTTGTCGTGCAGGAATACATTGCGGTCCATCTGGAATTGCAGCGTATCGCGCCAGTTGTGTGACCATGCGGTGATGACCGGCAGCGTGGTTTTCGGGTTGATGTAAGCGTCGCCCCAGCTTGCTTCGAGGTTGACGAAATCCAGGATCTCCCAGCGCACGGAGTATTTTTCCACGGTGCGGGTATAGCCCTCAGTGCTCACCGTGTCGAGGATGCGGGCGCGCTGCAGCGGATAGACCGAGACACATTCTCCAGTCCAGTCGCTATTGAGCGCGTAGGCCAGCGTAAGCTCGGTGTCGCTGACTCCCGCGATCGCCACGACTTCGTAGGTGAAAGTTTCACGCCCGCGAATCAGCGCCAGCCCGCCCGGGAAATACAGCCAGTGGTCTTTGAAGTCACCTTTCAGTTTCAGCGTGCCTTTCGCCGCGGGTGCCGTGATCTTCACGCGGTCCCAAAACTGCGGCAGCAGGTGGGTATCTTTGCCCAGCCCCATCACGGAGATGTCGAGTAGCTGGCGCTCCTCCTCGGTGCGCAGGAACGTCGCATCGATCGCACGGCGAGGGAAGCGGCGAATCCGGCGGCGCTGCTCGGCATCCGATTCGGAGGAGAGAACGTCCGTCAGCCATTCGTATGTTTCCACCACGGGGTCAGCCCAGTTCGGCGTCGGCAACCAAACAGGCAGGTTCATGACAGGCAGAGGGTTCGGCTTTGGCGGCGCAGGCGGTTCCCCGGAGTCGTCAACCAGCCAGTCGTCAGGCGTAGACACAAACTCCGCCACCGGGTCGCTGCCGCGATAGAAGGCGTACAGGATATACGACGGTGTGTTTACCGGGACGTTGGTGTAGTAGATGTCCAGCAGGTGCACGCCAGCGCTCAGGTTAACGATGAATTGGATATATGGCGCGGTGTTCATGTTGAAGTCGCCCACCGTAACGCCGTCGATTTTCATCGTCATTTTGTCATCGGCAAAGCCGACGATGCGATAGGAGCCGCCGGTAACGACGATCCACTTGCGCATGTAATACTGGGTATTCGCGGGTGCCGAGAGGATATTGTCCTGCGCGTACAATGCCCAGGCCCCGCCGAGATCGGCGGAGACCTTAATGATTGTGGCGCTGGCGTCCCGGTTACCTTTGACCGCCGCTAATGCCATTCCCTGCTCCTTAGCTTTTCAGCATCTTTTTAACTTCGGTGAGGTTACCACGAAGCACGGTGATAACGGCACGTTCGCCAGCCGGAGTTTTGAGAGCCTCAGTCGTTGCCGCGCGGTTGTCGTCAACGGCGATAACACGGATAGGCGTATCGCCACCGCCGCCCAGCCCGCCATTCATCCGGTTACGCGGGTCGTTACGGGTGAGGACTTCCTCGCCTTTCTGAGCCACGATCGGCACTTCATCCGGGCCG